GATAAGTCTGCGCTTTTAGCAAATCCAGCGGTATCAACCTTATCGGCTGCGTTATCTTCTATCTGTTGGATTTCCTCTTGTGTAAAGTAATCTACACCCTTTACAGGTGTTTTTCCATCAACGCCGTTCGTGCCATCTTTACCATTCGTGCCGTTTATACCATCAATACCGTTTCTTCCGTCTGCGCCTTTAAGACTGGCTAACCAATCAGCTTCCGAGCCTTCAAACCCTTCATCCACGGCAATCTAATAAACGCTCTTACCATCTTCACCCTTTGCGCCAACGGTTACTTCTTTGGCAATTTCATCTTTGATAGCATCTATTTCTTCATCGGTATAGTAATCAACACCTTTAATTGGCGTTTTACCATCCTTACCGGGGATACCTTGCGCACCTGTTTCGCCTTTGTAATAGTCAACGCCTAACCCAATATTGCCGTTAATTACTTCCTGCTCTTGGAGGACACCATATAAGTCAATCATTGCGTTACCTCCTAGCCAATTTCAAAGTAAGAGATAGGGACAATGGTATAAATATTACCGCCAAAAGTAGTAAGCTAAATATCATATACATATGTTCCAGAAGCAAGCGATTTGGTATCCGCGGGAACTAAATTAATTACGCCTTTGTCTGCCGTTTTGGTTAATACAGACGTGCTATCAGCTGTCTTTTTAACTGTTAAAGTAATTACATCATCTTCAAATATTTCTCTTTCGACACCATTGCTATCATATACCTTTACTTTGATAGATGCATTATCACCTTTGGTAATGCTAATTTTGTTGGTTTTCTAATTAATCTTAAACATTAAAAACCTCCTTATATCATAGAAAAAGAACGCTGAAAAACAGCGTTCTTTAGATAATTTCTTTTCCCTCTTTGTAAGCCTTTTTCGCTTCATTCAAACTCATAAAATTAAAGCACCCTTTCCAATCGGGATTATCTTCCTGAACAATGTCATTACCCCAATTACAAATAGGACATTCTTCCATCGGCTCAGTAAATAAATGCTTACCGCATACAGGACACATTCTTTTTGCTGGATTATCCATTATTCCTTACTCCTTATGTTATGTTTCTTCAATTCGCTCAGCCAATATTCCATTCCCTTATCAGGCTTAAAATATGTAGATATTGTTCCCATCGCGCTTAAAATAGCAAATTCATTAGTGGTTTTATCGTATTTGTAAAGCCAGCCGCTTTTACTTCCTTCATTGCTAATAAAGCCATCAACATTTACGCCGTCAATATCTTTCTTGATAAATTCACTAGCAAACTATTCATATTCTTTCCAAGCCTTATCATTATCTAAACCGGTAATTTCTTTTGCGTGCTATAAATGGCGCTGTGTCTATTTAAAAATATGAATATCCTTTTGTGATTTAATTTCATTAGTTCTCTTTTGCGCTTCCTCTTGTATTATATCCAGTTTTCTTTTATTTGTCAAACTATCATCTATAACACCTAAAACAGCACATCTACAATTAGGGTGAAACGGCGGCATATTCACACCAGCTTGCGCCTTACTTAATTCAAATACCTTACCATTCATTTCATTACATATATCGCAAGTTCTAGCGTCGTGCGCTGCCAGTATCTCATATTTCTTTACGCCAGCTTCATTATACTTATCAAGCGCTGCCTAATTCTATATATGTGATAGTTCTGTTCGTGCGATTCTGTCAGCGCTCCTAAAGCCAATATCAAAATCAGCCATAAGAGTTTTCACCAATTCATCTTTGCTTGTGCCACGGCTTACACAATCTATCAAGCCTTTTTCCAAGCGCACCTAAAGCGCTGCTTTATCTTTCCATATTCTATCGCTCCAATGCTTACCGTCGGCGCACCAAACATTGTCTATAACCCTGTGCGCTGCCTTCTGGTTGAAATCCGCATTGAAGTTAATTGACTTTCCAACAGCAGCAGAAGTTTTAGCATACATATCAAGCAGCTTCTTTTCCGTAAGTTTTACTTCATCTGCGCCGAGCGCCTTTAACTGTTTATTCAGCACCTATATCAATTTGTAGTAGCGGTTATATTTATATAAATCACTCGCAAGCAAAGTATCATTTCCAGAAGCAATAAGTATTTCATCATATAAATCAGCCATTGCGCGCTTGGTTGCTTCTAAGCAGCGCCTATATTGCTTTACCAGCTCTCTATTATAGCTGTTTATCGTCTGATTGAAAATGGCATCACGCTATTCTATTTCGCGTGAAATCCAATAATCATTCATCTGTGTTATCCTTTGTATTCATAGTATCAAAACCATACATACTCATATTTGCTTCTTTTTCCTATTGGATTTGCTCTAATTCTGCGTCTACATCCTTAACAAACGGAAGCAAGGAAAGTAATGTCTTATCACTTACAATACCTCTTAATTGGTTAATCACTTGCGCGGTATCAGTAATGTTTTCAGGCAAGTTGCGCGTAAACACAATATGAATATCACGCCATTTACTATCGCCATTCGTAAGAGCAAGAATAGAACAGATTAATTCAATGCGCTTTTGGAGTGCTTTCGTCATATTAGCCACAATGCTAGAACTTACATTTTCAAAGCCAAGCAGTTTATAGCGCATAGCAATACCAGATTGCGCCATTAACTTCTCATCATTGAAGTCAGGGGAGTTAGCAATCTTATGAATTGTGTCATTGATATTCTTTAACATATTTTCAATTTGTGTATCGCTTACGCTCTTGGTTAAGTAGCTGGCTTCCGCATCGGCATCCATCATAAGAACACGGTTCTATTTCATTGCTACCAAATCATCAGCATCAGCCATACACCCTTTAAGAACCAAATAAGCATCGCAGAAGCTTTCAAAATCATCTACTTCACTAGAAAGCAACTTATTATAAGCATCCTGTAATGTAATTACTTTATCAAAAATGCTTTCTTCATCCGCATTTAAGCTAAACACCGTAACAGGAACTTGATTATAAATATTAGGCTTATCTTCCAAAAGAGAAAGAGTAGCAAAAGCATTACTGCTTTTATATTTGCGGATAAAGTCATTACCATATATTTCTATATAATATTCATCCTAATCATTATTCACTGTATCAGCTATATAGTATCTGATAACATATAGCAAATCATTATTCAAGTCATTAGAGTAAATCGGTATACACTCTCTGCTGTCTAACACCTTAAAGCGCTGTTTGGCTTCTTCATCTACATAGTTAATTTCAAATGCTCTACCGAAAATTAAAGCATTGCGCAAATATTCACTATCTTCTGTTCTAACATCATTATAGTTTAACACTTGCTATACATCATCAAAATCATTGCAAGAACTATATGCAATATCTACGCCAGCTATATAGCCGAGATAGTTCTAAACAATATTGAAGCAATAGTTAGTAACAATGCGGTTGCACGGCTTGCCGACATCCGTAGCAACCTTCTGCATAATCTCTTGATTGCCTTTATAGTATTTCAGATACTTATTTAATCTAGGCTTGTCTTTCAATTCAAATTGCTAAATGGTATCAGCTATATAACGTTCTGTTAATTCTGCTTGTTTATCAATTATAAACAATTTTAAATACCTCCTTTTATAATCCAAGTAAAGCCTTATCAAATGACTTTAACTTGCTCTTGGTATATATATCACTATAAGCGTAGCCTAAACCATCAACGGCGTGTGAAAATTCGTGTGTAGTATCTTCGGTTAGCTACTCTGTTTTCTTATCCAGTAGATAAGAGAAGTTTTCAAACTCTGTTATCAGGTTTTGACAAGTGGGGCTTATAATAATCTCTTGGTTCTGTAAAAAGCTAATGCGCGCTTTCACGCTATTCTAGCCTTTAATACATGGAACGGCATTAAAGCCTTGTTTGCGAAAATAGTCTATACTGCGCGGTTCAGCCGCATCCATGAAGATTTTCACTTTGCGCAAATCCATCCCATCCATTGCCGCTGCAACCTCGTCCAGCTAACAGCCGCGCTTGTAGAACTCATTAAACACATAAATGCGCTTGTTCTCTGCATCATACAGGCTGTCAATCACTGTTGTCGGGTCTACATAGCCGAAATCCGCACCGGCTCTATGCTCCAATCCAATAGCAGCCAATGAAAGCGCATCAAAGTCTTCAACGCGCCAATTATGGAATACAAGGTTATCAGTATTGATACCCCATTCGCCATCACAGAAGATACGCGCTTTCTAGGGGTTGCGCACATACAGTTCTTCAAGCGTATCTATGTAAGCCTTATTCAAAAATGGATTGTCTCTATAGGTGCTATGGATAAAAATAGAGTTCTCCGGCGGCTTTACTACCGAAAATTCATAAAGCCAGCTATTTTTGCTAATAGGGTTCCAAGCCATTAATATTTGCTAATTGGGAACATTACCACGCATACGCAAATTAAGCTACTCAACAATACTTTGCGGAACCTCATACGCTTCTTCAATAAAGATAGTGCCGATATTGTTTAAAGAAAGCAATTTTGTTTCTTCATCTAATCCCATAAAGATTATTTCACTTCCATTAGGAAAGACAATTCTAAAGTCGCTCTAATTAATCTTCACAAACGGCGTTAATTGCCATTTCTCAAGTATATCTTTAAATAGGCTGAAACAGGTATTTCTAATTGTAGTTCCATAGCGGCGGCACACCAATACTTTAATTCTCTCATTAATACATCTTACTAAAATCTTCTATGTAATAAAATAAGACTTTGCCGAGCCTGCCGAACCCATATAAAACTCCCACCTATGGCTATAATCCAAAAGATAAGGGTAGAATTTAGGAACAAACAGGCTCTTTCTTAAATTCAGTTCGATTTGTGGCATTACTGCTAACTATTCTTCTTATCAATATTATTTTCGCGCGTAAAATAGAACACGATAATTATAGAAAACATATTAATGAAATCACTCGCCACAATCACGCCGGTTAAGGCAAGCACCGCAAAGCAAATAACCATAATAAGGCTAACTATGCTTTTAACATCAATTAATTTTGCTAATTTCTCTTTAATCATATCCATTGCATTTTCTCCTTTTATTCTTCTATATTGATTTTAATAGTTGTCTCTACATTTGCATTAATATTTTGATTTTGTAAAGACATTTGCTTTTGTAATAAATCAAGCGCTTTCAGCTGCGCTTTTGTATCATAGGTTTCATCGCCTTTTTGCGCGAACGCTATATCAGCAAGCTTATTTGCTATGCGCTCCGGCGTAATCATTGCACGCTCAAATGCTTCCTTTTGGAGCTGGATTATATATTCTCTAACCTAGGGACGCTTTAACATTCTGCTTCCACTAGCTCTTGCAGAATCAGGGTTAGTAGTATCAAATGCAATTAAATATGCTTCCTTTGCATTATAGCACTCTGCATAGGCTTCACAAAAGGTTCTTTCCCTTGGAGATAACTTTAAAATTTCCTCCATTACTTTTCACCACCAATATCAATACCAGCTTTAACTAAGCCGCCACCAAATAAAATACCAAGAGTAAAGATAATCACGCCTGTAATCATCCCAATAATCATTTCTATTCCTCCTTGCCGCCATAGATTGGCGTATATTTTTCTAATAACATTTCAATATCCTTATCACACTTATCTATAAGGCGCTGGCTAAATGCCATCCAACGCCTATCCCATTCTTCAACGCCGAGTTCCTACATCTTCTTATCGACACTATCCATTACTTTTACCTCCGTAACTATAATTCTTGTTAGCTCTACAGAGCAAATTTCTAATTGCGCGTATATTTGCACATCTCTTAAATTTTTTATAGACACCAAGAGCCAAAGTAAATATTAATCGCGCCATTCATATATAATCGCATTGTATTTGCGCGCCAAGTCTAATCTAAATAAATATGCCTTAACTACTTTCTAATCAAGCCTGTCATAGAAAGAAGTTTCCTAAGCGTGCTGTTCCAGTAGAGAACAAGTATAGGGGAAGTCAAGGATATAACCGCGCGAATTGGCTGTGTCATATACACATAAATAGTCGGCTTGGCATTTTAATAACCAGCCTGAACTATAATAATTACCGCGCTGCGCACCTGCTTCAAAGAAGAAATTACCTGTTGTGCTTATGCGGTTATCTGCCTTAACTTCTAGGCTTGCGGTTTTTCCATTTTTCTTTATTAAAAAATCTATATCAACTTTTTGGTAATCAGGCACTTCGGCAACATCAAGCACTTCTATTCCTCTTGATTGTAAATGCTCCTTTACTATCTACTCTGCCTTCTTACCTTTATTCTTTTGCTATTGAAATCCATTCATTTCTGTTTCCTCCTCTTTTGGATATAAAAAAGACAGTAATGCGATTAATCATTACTGTCCTAGTTGCTATATTCATTTTGATAATAGGTATTATCAAAATGATAATACCATTCAGTCTTTAACTGTATATAATTTTCCGGCAATTTCATAATACTTACCATTTAACAATTTATAATATTGATTATCAACAAGAATACATAATTTTTCTCTATCAATTACTATTGCCGTCTCTTTACTCCTACCATTTCTTTCTACTGCTGGTTCTTCCGGAACACCCCCATTTTTGGGGGTGTTCTCATTACTGCCACTAATTACACTCCAAGAAGAATTATTTGCGTTAGCAAATAATTCTTCCTATTTATTTATATTATCTATCTTATTTATTTCTCTATTCAATTTTGGGGGTGTTTCACCCTCAATTTTGGGGGTGTTATTCGTCATTTTTGGGGGTGTTCCGGCTTTAACCTGTTGCATACCCTCATTTTTGGGGGTGTCCTCCTTTACTTCTACTATTGGTAAAATGAAGTAAAGGTTGTTATGCTTTTTATCTTTAACGGCATACCCCTTATCCTTTAATTCTTTCCAAGCTCTTTCATAAGTGCTATCGCTTAATCCCAAATCCTTTTTAAATGCTACTTTACTCAATTCATTTTTAAATGTTCCGTCGTGTCTGATAAGCCATAACCACATTCCAAAGGCGCTAGAAGATAGTTCTCTAAATGCCTTTTCCCACTCGGGATTGCTTATCTATAAATAATCACCATTTTCATAATGTCTTGGCTTCTTTGAAATCGTTATTAATTGGTTTGCTACTGGCATAATTGGCATCCTCCTAAATTATTGAAATATTTTATCAAGTTCTTTTTGCAATGCATCTGTATATTCAAATACATAACAATCATACTACGGTTTTCTTCTATTAGGCTCAGTTCTAATAATCTTAAAACCGCGCGTTCTTAATTCAATCGCTAGTTTTTTAGAAAATATCACTTTTTCCATAACTATAATCTCCTTTGTCGTTTGTCTATTGGCTTATTCGGCAAATATTCTTGATGCTGCCATTCTAATAAATTCACTAATGCTTATATTGTGTGCTTCGCAGTATTTGACTATTTTTTCTTTCTCTGTTGGAGTAAGTCTAACTTTAATGTTCTCTTGTCTATTCTCTTTCATTATATATAAAACTCCTTTTAATATGATTTAACGTTTTTGTCCCACAATTTCAATTAATAAAAAAGAAGCTAGGCTGCTGAACCCCTAGCTTCCTTCTTACCATTTTATTAAAAGAGGAAAAAACAATTTGGCTAATGCCATTTGTAAGTAAGAAAAACTTATATGCTTTTAAATTTCTTCTACCTTACATCTATATATAAAATTTGAAACTAATCGATTAATCATCGTTGTCCCAAAATTTCAAAAAATTTTTGGCTCCAATAGTAAGAGCATAAGAGTAAGCGCGCCAAGGTAGGAACAATAATTCAGAATATGTAAATGAGAAAAAGGAGCCTTGGCGCGTTTAATCTACTTGCCGAGTATAGTAAACTTGACTAAACTATACCATAAATATTATTATTAGAAAGATAAGAAGTCACGGCAAAATCAGACAGTGTGAGAAGCTGCCGAATAACTGATTTTCCTAAAGGTTATTCACGTTTCGCTATCCTTAACTTTCTATATATATTATAGAATATTTTTTATGGATTATCAAATTTTACCCAAACCGGATTTTCTTCTATTGGATTATTCAACATATCCATCAGCAACTTCATTAGACATATACCTTACTTCATTATATTTTTCATCATAAATTGTAGTATAGTTTGTGCCGTTGCTTTCATTACCCTTGATACCTTCAATTACCCAATCATCAACATCATCAGTAAATTCAAAGCCATCCCAATCTCCATAAGCAACATTATTAAGCGCGCCAAACTCATCGTCTGCTTCAACCTCAATCAGAACAGGAACCTTAACATACTTCTCAACATAAAACTTAGACATAAATAATAATCTCCTTCAAATTTATTTTTAATTTCTTTATCTTTTGTATATATATTATAATATATTTTTTAATAAAAATAAATTAATCCTTGACTTATCTTGCTATTGGAGTTATAGTATTAATGTAAGTTAATCCAATAGGCAAGATAAACAAATATTAAGCAAAGGAGTTAGTTATTATGGCAAAAGAAAAGAAAGCTGAGAAAGTTGAACTCGTCGCTAAGGACGGCACAAAGGCTAAGGACATTACCCAGCAGTTCATTCTCGACTACTGCGTTAAGAATGGTAAGGTTGCTTGGCTGAAAGAACAGCGCAACGCCGAAATTACCTATAACAAATATCCGCTGTCTGATAAGCCGGTAAATGAAGGCGGCAGACGTAAGCAGGATAAGACAAAGGAGCCGGAAGAGGCAAAACGGCATTATACCTTCCTTGAAATTAAGCAGCACTTCATTAAGGAATTCTATCCGGAACTGATTGCTACAAAGGCTCCTAAAAAGAAATCCTTCTTCGACTTAATTGATGAACTCTAAAAGAAAATCCCTCCTAGAAATTAATCTAGGAGGGATTGCTTTATTTCTTCTTAAATTGGCTTGTTCTTTTGGATTTCTTCTTAATCACATCAAGCGCAGAATAGCTTTCATAGTCTGTCTTCAAGTCTTGCGCGAATAGCTTAACATATCTATTTGTCATTGATAAGTTTTTATGTCCCATAATACGCTGTAGCTTAAACTGATTGCCGCCATTGACAATCCAAGAGCGTGCGAATGTATGGCGCAAGCCGTGAATATTAGTTTGTTCAACTCCTCTGGCTTGGCAGTAGCGAACATAAGCACTTCGTAATGCGCTATCGGTTAATTGCTCGTTACCCACATTAGGGAATAGATAATCAGTGATACCCCATTTGCGCGTATATTCTCTTAATGCATTACCTAGGGAAGAAGAAAGCGGAACGGTTAGCGCGTCGCGGTTCTTGGTGTGCGCGCTTAAATTAATTATATTATCATTAAAGTTGATATCATCTAATTTAACGTTGCGAATTGTGCCAGCTCTCGCGCCAGTAGCAAGAACAAAATTGACGATACCCCACATACGCCATTCAGCAAAGGTATCATTGCTTGTAGGCTTGGTTAATAGTTTTTCAACATCTTCATCGCTATAGAATTTCGGCAATTCCTCTTGCTGTTTTACTTGTGGAATTTCAATATTGGCTTCAAGGTATTCGCGCTTCACGCAAAAGTTAGCAAACGCGCGGATATCGCGCAAATAGTGGTTCATGCTGGAAGGCGCAATTTCACTTTTGCGCATATGGCTAACCCATTTGTTAATCACGTTGTTATTAATTTCAGTGACAGGGGTTTCCTTGTCGAACTCATTATAGGTATAGAAAATATGGTAAGACAAGTTGTAGTTGCGGATGGTAGAAGGCGCTAACCCATTAGCTTCCTTCTGTTGGATAAACTCGTTAAAGGCAGTATCTAGGGTAACATATGTTTTTCTTTCCTGAATCTTCCTTTTCATTTGCTTCTCAACCTCCAAACATTATTTTACAATATTCGATGGAGGAAATCAACCATTATAATCAACCGCGCAGTTCTTGAATGGTTTATTTTTATGGTGGTGAACAATAATCAACCGCGCAACTTGGGGCATAAAAAAACCGCCAACCCTTGAAAATCAAGGCTTGACGGGTTTATTGTCAATTCAAAATTTGCTGTGATTTTTACAAATCAGCTGCTCTACCAACTGAGCTATACCAGCAAATTTCGCTTGATTTTCAAGGGGTTTTCAACTTCGACTAGTTGATTATGGCGAAGTTGGCTGGTTGATTGCCATAGTTGACTTCCCTTGGAACGAGAATGATTATAGCAGAAAAAATATTTGATGTCAATAGCAAATGTTCGGGAAAATCATCAAAATTTCGACGATTTTCCCGAGTTAGCTTATTTATGCTCTAAGGTATCCACTTCTTCTTGTATTACCCTTATATCACTTTCAGCCTTATACATTCTATCAATTAAGTTGTTGTGCTTGTTCACCTTTTGCTCCAACTAATCAACTCTATATATGATTAGCGCCGTAGTTTTCTTATTGACAAAATAAACACTTGCCAATGTGCCTATTAAACCTATTACCGCAACTATAATTGTCTCCATATCTTTCTCCTTTTGGAATTATTCTGTAAAGTCTATAAACTCCTCCAACTCCATTAAATCCAACGCAGACATATTCACTTTTTCAGAAAGACTTACTTTTACCTTTTGGAAGTCAGCAAGCTCTACTTCTGTTTCAAGCAATTCGTTAAGTTCCTTATCCTGATTGTCTGCCAATTCACAAATTCTATCGCGGTTTTCATCAAAGTAACCCAAATGTTCATTCATAATTTTAATCAACTTGTAAGTCTCATAAGCTGTTTTCAATGATAAATCCTATGAAGCCATCTTTCTTAAAGCCGCTACAGAATTTACAATTTTACCTAATGTAATTTTCATAACTATAATCTCCTTGTCTGTTTATTATGCGTGTGTTGCTTTCTTACCACCAATCGCAAGTTCATTAGAACCATAGCAAGTTAGTTTTACTGTGTTATATCCGCTCTTTAACCATAAAGCATAAGCATATACATTGTTCCAATAGTAAGAAGATGAACCCAAATCGTAGGTAGCATTTCTGGAAGGTGTTATTGTTGTATAACTACTGGAACTACTAGAACCGCCTATTGTTGTTGTGCCAACCTTAATAGTCGTTGCGCTACCAGCTGAAATATAGCACGTTGAAGATAAATAAATTTTTGAAATATATGCTGTTCCCCAATAATTTGATGAACTTCCCAAATACATACTACTACTTGAAGGTTTTAAAAACTGGCTACTAAGAGTGACTTTATAACCACCATCGGCTAATTCTTTGAGTGTTGAACTACTGCCTGTAATCTTTACACCATTCACAAGAAAATTTTTGCTGGCATCCATACTTATATAGCCGCCACCGCCACCAAGATAGATTGTATTTATATATGCTTCTTTAAATCCCTAACTTATGCTTAAGCCAAGTTTCCAAGTTCCATCGGTTGATATATATTTATTTGATATATTAAAAGTCATAGTGGAATCACCAATGGCGCTTAAAAATATTGAACCCGTTCTAAACCATACATAATCAGTTCTTTTAGCGCTTGTATCACCACCGATATACATATATCCTCTAGCGCTTGTTAAAATCAAATTATTATCATCATTATAAACATTTCTTACTTTTAAACTTGTTAAGTCAATTCTATCTGCCGAGATTGTGCCTGTTGTAATTCTGCCGCCGTCTATGGTAGTCGTGCCACCGGCTTTTAATGAATTGATAGTAACGTAGCCTGTTAAATCAATGTTTGAAGATACAAGGGAAATTGTTCTATCTGTCAATGTGAAGTTGGTTGAACTTGTGCCGCTCTTGATAACCCAATCAATCTTACTTGCGGTTTGTAACGCCGAACTTGCGTTTCCCTCTGCGGTTGTAATTCTTGTGCTAAAGCTGTTCGCAGTCTATTTTGCTTCACTGGCTGTAGTGGCTGCGCCGTTCGCAGTAGTTTCTACTTCCGTTATCTTTGTGCTAAAGCTATTCGCCGTCTGCTTTGCTTCGCTGGCTGTTGTCTTAGCGCTATTTGCGGTTTCTTCAACCTCAGTAATTTTAGTGCTAAAGCTGTTTGCGGTTTGCTTCGCCTCACTCGCCATTGATTTAGCTTCATCGGCTGTTCCCTCTACTACTTCAACTCTTGAAGTGATACTATCAACCGTCTATTCAACCGTGCTAACACGGCTCTTTAAGGTAGTGACTTCACCATCAAGATTATTCAAAGTAGTTTCTACGGAACTTACTTTAGAAGTCAATCCTTGCGCTGTTTGCTTTACTTCACTTACATCAGTTGTCAATGTAGCCATCTATTCTGTTATATTACCTTGCTCATCTTCAATAGTTTTCATTGAACCCTTTACTTCTGTAAGCGTCGATTTCGTTTCATCTACAGTTCTAACTAATTCATTCGTTTTGTTGTTCAATGCCGTAATCGCGCTATTTACTTCTGTCTTTTGGGTATCTCTGCGTTTATTGCCGACACACTCAAATTCACATCCAGAAGGCTTAATAGACTTCTTCATTATGTAGCAAGGAATATTATTTACTTTGATAATATCACCGCAATTAATATCAAAATCTTTAAGCGTGCTGAATTTCATTGGAGTGTAAGTAATCGTCTTTAACTCAGCCAATAGAGAAGAAGCAATAGAAGTAATTGTAGATTGCTTTGTATTTGTGAAGAACAGCGGATTTTCGGTAATCACATAAGCGTTATCGCCTGTGCCGACAATATAACCAATATCGTCAAATGTACTTTGAATCTACACCTTGTCTATTGGCGCTGTCGTATAATCCGAAATTGTTAATTTCACATACTTGCTATTGTCTATTGTTGTCGCGGTTTCCGTATATCTCTTATAGATAATATCTTTCTATCCAGAAGCATCCGCCATAAAATTCACGTTTGCTATTTGCGCAATATATTCTAAAATCTAACGATAAGTTATATTGCGCGTCATAAAGTTATTATAGACTTTATAGCTTCCTCTATAATCTGCCGTAAGTGCGCTAATACTCAACCCTAACTTGTTTCCCATACTATTAACCATACTTGTTAATGTAATAGGATAGGTTAAGCCGGATATCCAAGCATCTGCTACAGCATCTAATTTACAAATACAGTCATAGGCGGTAAGAGTGGCTTTCTTGCCGTTTTTGGATATGTCTTTTACTATATATGTGCCTTTATAAGTATAGTCGGTTTCGCCACTCATTTCACAATACCAATCAAAGGACTAATCCATATAGGTTGCTGCCGCGCCATCTTCATTATCAATAGTGAACTTGATAGAAGCCGATGCAACCACACCATAGGCAAAATCATTTCCTGTATTTACTTCCTGTTGGAATGTTACACCGCCATATAAATTAGCATCCAATAGTGTAAGATTAAGAGAACTGCTAACTAACTTATTCTTCACGCTGTTTCACCGCCTATTTGCTCTGCTTTAACACTAACCCCACTCCATAAGCCATTCAGTAGAACACCACTATATAACGAACCACTTGTGCTTTTTGTATGAGCCTATATTGTCTTCTCTCCGGCGATTGGGTCATAATAGGTCAAATTATAGGTTTTCCCCACAACTGCGCTTAAAAGAGCTGTTACCGTCTCTTGCGTAGTTGGCGGTAACTGGAATGTAATTGTTCTTCCTCTATTATAAATGTAATTATAATGATAAACACCATCATCTGTTCTTCCGCTATCACTTGCTTCTAATCCGTTAATATCTACTTTACAGCTCATAACATCATATTCATTATTATTAATTATAATCTTACCTTTTGTTAGTGCCATTTTTGCACCTCCTTAATAATAGAGTGGGGAGTATTCCCCACTCTTATACAAATAATAGTTTTCCCGTTCTTTTCTTATAATTGTCATTACCTCTTGCTGCCGCATTAGCTATATCATCATCACCAATAGTAACCGAATTATCAATTTCTTCAATAGTTTGAATAAGCTGTTGTGCAATCTAAACTAAAGTGGATATTACATCGGCATTACTATTTTGTAAAGCAATCTCAAGCTTGTTTTCCTTTTCTATATCTAATCCAGCAGTATCAGTAAATGTAGGTGTTATTTGCGCTGTTGCATTAAGCTTAACTGCACTCAATCCCATATCATTCTCTACTTCTGGTATTTCGAGTTTAGGATTAAATGAGCTTTCAACTGCTTCACCCATTTGTTTAACAGCATCAGTAGCATACTTGACATTATCAATAATGCCTTTTCCTAAACCCATTACGATATATTTACCATCTTCGGCGGTTACTTTAGAAGGCGAATGTATACCAAAGAAGCTTTTGATATCACTAATTACACCGTCAATCCAGCCACTAATTTTCTCGCTTAACCAAGCAGCTGCATCGTTAATGCCTTGCCATAAACCTTTGATTAGATTTAAGCCTATCTCCGCCATACCGGATACACCCTTACCAAGAGCATCAAAAATGGATTGAAGAATTTCGCCGCACGCTTCAACCAACGTCTTTAGTATCTCTGGTAAATTTTCAATTAAGGCAACAAACAGCTTAACTCCGCAAGCAATTATCTATGGTAAATTATCGAGAATTGCATTTACAATACCTTCTATTAACTCTGGTAATGCTTCGGCAATTCCGGAAATTATATCACCTATGTTTTCAATAAGTGCTATAAATAATTCAACGCCACACTAGATAATCTCAGGCAGGAGCATTAGTATACCATCTATGATACCATCAATTAATTGTGGTAATGCTTCTGAGATTGCTTCTATGATATCCGGCAATGCTTGTATCAAAGCTGTCATTAATTGTATGTAAGCATCGATAAGCAATGGAACAGCTTCAAGAATTGCGCCGACTATGTGATCGAACATTTCCGGCAAAGCAGCTATGATTTGCGGAATTGCCTAAATAAGCGCTTCATTAAAGCTTAACAACAACTCTAAAAACGCATCTAAAAATGTCGGTAAATTACAAATAATAGCATCTGCGATTTGCATTAATCCAGCTACGACGCCTTCAATAATAGTCGGTAAGTTTTCGCTTAACGCATCCATAAGCATTACTATTCCATCCATAATAGCATCTATTATTGTTGGTAAGTTTTCACTTAACGCTTCAATTAACTGCATTAAAACATCTACAGCAGCCTAAATTAGCGTGGGTAATAATTCCGGTATTACCGCAATAATGCTATCCACAATTCCCATTACCGCATTTATAAATTCAGGAAGAACCGTAGAAACCAGCTCTGGTAATGCTTCTACAATTACCGGCGCTAAACCGCTTACAAGCTTTCCTACACCGGATAACGCTGTTTCAATGCGCGGAATTATATTTTCTCCAAAAGTAGCAACAGATTCAACAAGATTATTTATCAAGGTATCAAAATCTGCGTTTTCGTCAGCTATGCCGGTAAGCATATTCTACCACGCCGCTTTCATTGCTGCCGCGCTACCTTGTATTGTCGTGCTTGCTTCTTTAGACGTTGTTCCAGTAATGTCTAATTCTTCTTGGATAATATGAATTGCTTCATACACGTCTTTTAGGTTGTTTATATCATAACGAATACCACTCAACTTTTCAGCATCTTCAAGTAAGCGGTTCATTTCTTCCTTTGTGCCACCATAACCCAATTTAAGATTATCTAGCATCGTATAGTTCTATTTGGCGAAGCCTTGATAGGCGTTCTAAATGCTTTCCATTGATGTTCCCATCTTATTTGCATTATCAGCCATATCAGTTATAGCCATATCTGCTATGCGCGCTGCTTCCTCTGTATCACCGCCGACGCTCTGTAAAAGACTCGCGCTAAAGCCTGTAACAGTTTCCATATAGTCATTTGCAGACAATCCAGCTGTTTTAAAAGCGTTTGCCGCATATTCCTATACAATTCCTGCGCTATCCTTAAAAAGCGTCTCTACACCGCCTACAAGCTACTCATAGTCGGCATAACTTTCAACAGCGGATTTTGTTAAGGCAGTTACAGCCGTAGCACCAGCCGCGACAGCTGCCGCGCTAAATTTTCCAACAGCGGAAATAGCAGAACCCATAGCAGACTATAAGCCAGAGGTTTCGCCTGTTATTTTTACTACCAATTCTTCTAATGTCATTTGGTATTAACCTCCATCTAATTATGCTATTCTGCATAATCAAGCATCTATTCTTTTAAGTATATCCAACTGTTATTTTGTTCTTCTGGCTTAAACTCTCCAAAAACATCTGGATACACTTCATATATTGCAGGCGGCTATTTTCCATTATTGGCTCTGTTCGTAAATATTGAAGTTAATAAAGCTATTTGATAGTCATTCGCTAACTACTATTTCTGCTTTTCCTCTTGGCGTTCCCTATAGTTGTTAATTAATTCAACAATTTCACCATAGGTATAATCCCAGTAGTCAAAAATAGAAATACCGCATTTGATAGCGACGGTATATAACGTTTCAAATAACTATGTAAATGTCATAGGCGAAGAATCGCTTACTTCGCCTGTTGAACGTTTTTTGAGTTATCAACTTCCTTGAAAAAGCCGCTTACTTTAAAAATATCAACTATGATGGGAATGAGTTCAAGTAAAGTATTACCCTCATCAACAAATTCATCATAGATATTATAAGTATCTTCTAAACTAATATTATGTTCTAATGCCTGTAAGCTTGCGTGAAGAATCATAATAATATCTTCTACTTTTGGAAGTTCATTTGTTTTCTAAATTTCAGTAAAAACATTAAGTGGGTTCTATCCCATTCGACGCTCTAAATCAACGCAAGCTTTAGCCGTTAATCGGCATTTATATTCTTTACTACCAATATTTAAAATCGTATATAACATAACTGCAATCTCCTTTATATTAAAAAATAGGGGATGCTTTAAACATCCCCTTTTAAATCAAGACGGATTAGTGACTTCAATTTCACTGTTGAGCGCAATATTCGCGGTAAACGTTAAAGCAGCATTTACAGAAGCAGCGTCTAAAGAACAAGAGCATTCGCCAGTGAAAGTAAAGGCGGTAGTATCCGGGAATGTAATTTTGAAATGATTAACACCCGTTAAAGCCTTTAATACACGATAATTAGACTGCGCATCACTATTATCATATAAGAATTTAAAAGCCAAATCACCATAATCAACTAAGCCATTGATATATTTCTTATTTCCATCAGCAAGGCAAGTAACATCAATTTTTTCAGGAGTGCCACCAAGTGAAGGAATTTCCTACAAATTCTTTACTTCAGTATAGCTTGTTCCATTGCTGGAATACTCAAACTTAATACCTTTGCTTAATAAACCTTGTGCCATATTTTATAAGTCTCCTTTATTATATTTTTTCGTATGCTGTAGCTTCATATTTCATAATCAGTTCTAACTATGAGCCAACAGATAATTCATTAAAAGAAGTGCGTTTAAATCCTTGTTCTTTCATTACATCATCTATGGCTACAGCTTTTGGCATCAATACAGCTAAATCATTACCCCATAACTTCACATTATAAGAAAGGCGGCTGTAAAACAAATTGTCTCCTTCCTCTTTAGCTATATTGTTATTTTCTATAAAAGTAATACAAGGAGTTTTCGTTGAGCTATCAACAAACAGCTCATAATAAACAGGTAAGCCAACCATTTCTAACTTCTTCTTTAAAATTGGTTTATAGTCTATCATAACTGCTAAACTCCCTTCTTTAGTTCTTCTTTAAATAAATCCACAATTTTACTCCGGTTTTCATCAAGTGCGGGATTTAAATAAGGCTATGGCTACTAGCCTATCGTAGTATGCCAATGTCCTTCTACGTCTTGATAGCTCCAAGGCGTTTGTCTACCATCCCCCATACTAGAAAAAATACCGGTTCCAAACTCAACATAAGGCGCGTATTCCGTATTTGTGCCTACTATTGCTTCTGTCCCTTCTACTTCGTGCGTAATTGAATTCCTTAATTCACCTGTGCCAACAGGACATTTCTTTTTAGCATCATTTTCAACAAGAATACAAGCCTTATTTAAGACTTTATCCAAATCAATCTTCTCTAGCTTTTCCAGCTTATTTAATAATTTATCTAAATTTTCTATCTGAGCCATTACTACACCTTCTTCATAAGAATCTAGTGTAATCTTCCAGAAGGAATAACATAAAGCACATTGTAAGTAACGCCATCTACAACAATCTGGTTTTCATCAGTAATTGAAGTATCTTTTGTTAAGCCGATATTCGTTACATCATTATAGCGAATATCACTTACATTAGATTGTGAATATATCTTTACAAACATTTCAACCGTTCTAGTGGCGCTGCCTAATTGTCTTTTCTAGCCGTAGGCATCAGTTCCAGTAGTGAAGGAGACTACTGAAACTGGTTTTGCTTCGCGTATATAAGTCATAAAGTAATTATCTTCCTTTTGGCTTTCAATGCGCGAACAATAGGAGCTGGATAGTCTTCGGTATAGTTGAAACTAACACCGCTGTATCCTTCACTACTCAACCCCTCTGTGCCAAGGCGATTATAGTTATATGCTACCATTTTAATAATGATAGTGCCTAATTCATCAACGCAATCTAAATGCGTATATGCCATTACTTCCTCTATGGCTTGTTCGATAAGAAAAGTTAGCAAATCATCTTTTGAGTTATCAGTAATTCCTAATAACAGTTTTACTTTCTCTAACATATTTGCTAACCTCCTATTGGTTTAATTAAGCGGTTGCTTCGGTAATGCTGGCAATCTTGGTAGCATCAGCAAGAGCAACAAGGTAAGTAGCGCGAAGATAAACGCTATTCTTACGGGTATCAGGGTTTCTATCTGGTTCAACTTCAACATCTTTCTTGATGAAAAGTTTAACAGCTTCTTTCGTCATAACAAAAGCCTTATCAGTTAAAGCCTTAGTCGCAATGACAGGAATACCGCAGATAGTGCCAACCTAGCCGTTATAGATAACTTGTCCCATCATAGCAGATTTGTAATCTTCATCCTTGCGAAGAGCTGCCTTCCACTTGTTAGGGATAAGAATGAATAACTGGCTTTCATCTTCAAGATTAAGTGTGCTGATAGCATCAACGATAGTATCATAGTTCAATGCTCCACCCTTTGCGAAGGTAACGCCAAGGGTAACACCAGTTCCAGTAATGGCGGTAACAAAATCAGAAGTCATTTTGTTAGTCATAACCTGAACAGCACCCTTCATCATACCATCAACGATATACGGGTCTTTCATAGCTTCTTCATCAGTGTAATCATAAGCCTGTTGGCAGAGCTTGACACGATAATCAGCACCAACATAGGAAATAGTGCCACGTTTGTTAGCAGTATTGCCAACGCCATTAGCTAATTCCTCTGCTTCGCCTGTGTAAGTGTAAGTATTGATAGTCTTAACCATACCAGCACTTTCAGCAAGTTCATTGTCAATCGTCATTAAAGAACGAGTATTGATAGCAGTAGTAAGTAAATCCTTTGCTACGCTTTCGATAACTTTGTTATCATATACAGTATTAACAGCCATATTTAAAATCTCCTTTATTAATTAAATAATTGTGCGTAAAGTTCAGGATTTTCATTAAGAAGATTTTGCCTTTCTCTAATTCCCATCTTCATAGCTTTTTCTTTTGTTATTGTATCTTCTACGGGAAGGTTCTTCTTTGGTGCGGAACTGCCTAAACGCTTTTCAACTTCTCTTTTTACACTATCCTTAAATGCCTTTTCCAAAAGGCGAATGTTAGAGTTCATCGTTTCGGCATCTTCTGCAATTACAAAATCCACTAAACTTAATGATAATCCCTTATCAGCAAGTATCTTACTTGCTTCATTTTTATTTTCTGCCAGCGCAAGCGCCTTTTCTTTTTCTTCAATAGCCTTTTCGCGCTGTTCTAATTCATATTGAAATTTTTCGCTTTCATTCATCTACGTAAGCTTTTGTGCTTCCTTAATCTTGGCTTCATTGCTTTTAGCCTGTTTCTTTAAAGCCGAAGTAATACGTCTATCTACTTCTGATTGAAGCATCTTGTCAACTTCTTCTTGCGTATATGTCTTTGTTTCAGTTCCAGTAGTAGAAGTATCAGTAGTTTCTACGCCTGTTACTTGATTGTTTTTGTTGTCTTCCATAATTATTTAACCTCCTAAGTTATTGCGCTCTCGCAATCCCTTTATATATTATAAGTTTTAGCTCATGCTAACCCTTCATTTAGTTATAAAAAATGGAACAGAGCTATTAACTAACTCTGTCCCAATCTTTAAAAAATTTATTCTTTTTTCTCTTGGCGCGATTGCTTATCTTGAATTGCCAGCATTACCAAATATCTACCCATCGATAAGCCTAGGCTTTCTGCGTTCGCTTGGATAATATGCTTTTCTTCCTCGGTAAGCCGGATTTGGAATACTGCCGTCTTTGTAGCCATTACTGAACCTCTTTACTATCAAGATAGCAGCTATCAGGACACAAATCAATTTTGTTGCTCCATACTACGTTGCTATCTACCTCGGGGTTCTTATCCCAAGCCACACAACCGCAATCATCAATGTAAACGCGCTTAAATACTTCCATAGGCTTTAACGCTGCGAACACACCATCAAGCGGTTTTACGTCATATAAGCGCTTTTCGCCGTTATTATACTCCAATAGCAAAGTATAATCATCGTTAGCGTGAACGCCTACAAGTCTCTTCCTGCCGTTATCAAAGTATTCTTTCACTCTTGGTTCTAATTCCATTCCATAACCTCCAATGCTGAAGGAGCCGTTTATTTCAACGGCTCAATCGGGAACAACTCTTGCTTCTGCTCTGCCAGCTTCCAATTTTCCATTAATTCATCTTGATGCAGAACCGTCCAGCCTAAGAGCATTTTCAGCTGCTTGCTTGGAATACCGCCTTCAATGACTTCGGCATCATTAATTCCAACAACTACTTCATCGCCGCCATACTTGGCGTGGAAATGGGGCGGTTGGTGTTCGCGCCAGTTGATGTAAATTTTAATTCCTCGGAACATACAGATTGTAGGCATATAAGCAACCTCCTTAATTACATAGCTATTATAGCATATTGTAATTACAGTGTCAATACATGCATCCAATTAATTTACATCTGCTCTAATTCATTAATACGCTTGCGCCATTCTTCGCGCTGTGCCTTTACTTCGGCATATTCTTCATCCGTAAGCCAGCCTTCACTATATTTGATAGCCTTATAGTCAGTGTCAGACAGCTTTCTCTTTAATTCGCTAATTTCCTTATTAATAGCTTGCGCCTTGTCTCTACTTACTTCTTCATCTGTCGGTGTTCTGCGCTTGATAGTAAATTTACCATCTACAACAGCATAATAAGAATATCTATCTGGTAATGGCTATTTGCGCTCCTGCTCTGTTATCTCAATATAAGGTTGTGTATCTTTACCGAAGGAGATAACTTTTCCTGTTTCCGCATTATAATTAACTTTAATCAATGTATTACCTCCCTCCTATTAGGTTTTATAGAGAATTCCCAAAATATTCATTCCGCCATTGGTATAAATACCATTTCCATCATACCACCAGTATATAGACTCGGAAGTATCCATATTTATTAATTGATTTGTTAAACTTCCCGTTCCTAAAGTTGCTCCATAATTTCCGTTCTAATCCATAGAAACATTAAAATAATTATAATTGAGCTACGATGATGAATTAATTGTATATAAAATCACCAATTCTTTTGCATTATACAAGTCACTATTAGATGTATCCGTAGTATGAACCCATTCTGCAATATAAGGAAAAGCAATATAGTTATTATAGTTATCGCTTGTAATTACATCCCCGGTAGTAGCGGAATTGTTTCCGACTAAGTAATAAGACATGAGCAAAGAGAATGTAGAACTTATTACGTTTTTATTTTCATCTATATTGACACTATATATTAATACTTGGTTGGAAGAAACGCCATTAGCATTTATGGTAACATATGCAACTGTGCTTCCTATGGCGAGCACACGAACAACCGTTAATCTATCGATTGTCATATAAATATTATTATTCTAATACGTTTCTTTTAAATGAAGTTTATCCTCATCAGTAAATGTCTAACTGGAAGTAAAAGCATAACCGCTAACGCCACTACTTGAACCGCCAGAAGGAGTAAATACAACTTCTGTATCATCCTTCTTTGTAAGCGTCAATGTGTTTCCGCTTACAGAAGCATCCTTAATATATGCGTCAGGTTCTGAGCCGCCTGAACTACCTTTAGCACTGATAACACCATTGGCAATAGTGATTGTGCTGCCATCTACTTTAACGCCGCCAAGAGTAGAAGTAGAAGCCGTAGGAAGTGTATAAGGCGCGGGAATCTTATTTTCTACCTCTTGAACTTCTGCTTTGGTTGCTAAATTAGTAGTGCTTGGAATTTCGCTCTTTAAGGCATAATCCGCAAGGCTCTAATGCTCTGTTAAATATCCTGCGTCATTGGTAAAGGCAGATACATTAGTTGGAACAGTTTGGATTTCTGTTTTCTTTGCATAAGTAGTAGTTATTTCATTATTATCTTCATCATATTTAGCCGCGATATCTTTTCCAATAATTTGAGAAACATTATTTTCTGCATTTACAATTATTTGCTCCGCGCCTATATATCCTTTTAATTCTGTCCTTGTGGCATAATTTTTATCATTCTCAAATGCGCTTACCTTCGTTGGAACTTCTGGAATTACAATTCCAGCTACTTTATCATCTACATACTTTGTAGAAGCTAATCCAGCAGTAGAAGGAATTGTAGGCTTATCAGCTAAATCATTATAAGAACCTGTCTTTGCTACCTGTGCTAAATCTGCGGTTTTCGCGTATCCCTCTAAACTTTGATGTTCAGTTAAATAACCTTTATCATTTTCCAATTCACTAACTTTTGTTGGGACTTCTGGAATAACGATAGCAGCCACTTTTTCATTCACATATGATTCACTGGCTAATCCCTCTACGCTTGGAATAGTAGGTTTATTAGATAAGTCGTTATAATCGCCGCTAGTAGCTACATCTGCGAACTCAGGCTTATTCTATACCTTACTCCAATCAACGGCATCAGCTACGCCGCCACCTGTGGCGCTAAGAACGCCGTTTGTAATATCTAAGCCACTACCTACCTTTACGCCACCTAAAGTAGTAGCAGACGCAACAGGGAGTTCATACGCATCAGGAATATTAGGCTTATTCGTTAAATCCGTATAAGAACCAGAAGTAGCAACAGTGGATAAGTCTGCGCTTTTAGCAAATCCAGCGGTATCAACCTTATCGGCTGCGTTATCTTCTATCTGTTGGATTTCCTC